GTCCATGCGCAGCTCGGTGACGAGGTGGCGCACCTGGCGCGGCGGCACCTCGATGAGCTGGGCGACAGCCTGGGCGGTGATGCCGTTGCCGCAGCCGATGTGGCGCGAGAGCAGAGTTTGCAGTTGCGTTTTATGGCAGAGCATGGAGACCCCTATCGGTGAGGTAGTAGATGAGTGCCCGGCCGCGTCCGCGCCCCGGCAGCGGCGTGCCGGCGACGAGGTCCTGGCGCCGCAGATCGGCCAGGCATTGCTGGATCGCATTCACGCTGGGCGCGTCAGGGCACTCGGCCAGCAGCCCCGTCACGGTGAGCGGGCCGGACGCGCGCAGAGCGTCGAGCACTGCGACCTTGGTTTTGCCGTTGCGGCGACGCTGCAGCATCACAGATACCCCAGGCGCTCAAGCCGGCCGAGGATGCGGGCGGTGAGGATGCCGACGGCAGTGGCGATCGGCTCATCGTCCTGCATGCCCCCCCCCAGACGGTGCAGCACGGCGTGGGTGACTTCGTGCGGCACCAGCTCCTTGAGGCGGCCGTTGCCGGCCAGCGCGATGGTGCCGCCGTGCCGCGCACGCTGACTTTTAGCGGGGGCGAAGTAGGCGTGGATGCACAGCCCGTCGCGCCGGCGCCGGCCGTCGCGGAACTCGTGCTCGACCTCGCGGTGCGAGGGCAGCAGCCGCACGCGCAGGCGCAGGCCGGCGTGGGTGACGGTGAAGGCGGCCAGGGCGCGGCTCACGCGGCCTCCTTGATGAGCGTGCGGTCGAGGTAGTCGCACAGTTCGCGCGTGTCTTCCGGCGGCAGCTCGATGCGGGTGCCGTCGCGCAGGACCAGTTCCAGGTGGCCGGAGTTGAAGATGCCGCAGCGGAAGGCGGCGGCGGGTTGCATGATTTCCGGCACAACCTGCATAACCCGCGCGGGTTTTGCATTTTTCCGCCGCCCTTCCGCAGCGGCGCGCAGCAGCCGCCCGGTGACCTTGGGGCGGCTCGCGCCGCGCGGATGGGCCGGGGCAGGCTTCGGCGCCTTGCGCGGCTTGCGCGCCTTTCTGGCGGGCTTCTCGGCCGGTTTTTCTGTGGCGGAAGCGGCGGCACGCGCCGGCTTTGGCTCGCGCCACGCGATCGGTTTGCCGCCGCCGGAGAGGCGGTATTCTTTCTGCGGCGGCGAGCCGGGCGCGGTCACATCGCAGACCACCAGCACGCCGTTCTCGACGGCGGCGGAGAGCGATGCCGCGATGCCCTTCGACTCGATGCCGATGGCCTCGGCGATCTCGCCGCTGCGCGCAGGACCACCTTTCTTGCGCAGATATTCGACGGCGGCCTCGGCGGCGCTGCCGGGACGGGGTGCGTAGTTGTTCATCTCAGTTCTCCTTGGCTACGTAGGGGCCGACGGGCTTTGCCTGGCACGCCCAGCGCTGCCCGCCGAGCACCAGCTCGCGGTCGCCGTTGAGACAGGCCACGAGGTAGTCCTCCAACTGCTCGGCGTGGTTGCGGGCGAAGCGGTAGCGGGCTTCCATGTCGTCGGCCACGGCGGCGCGCCCGGCGAACAGCACCGCGCGCGCCTCGGCTTCCATCGCGCGCTCGGTCTCGTAGTCGAGCCGGCCGACGATGCCGAACAGGACGATGATTCCGGTCGCCAGGGCGATGTTGCGCAGCGCTTCGCGGAGATCCGCGATGCCGGGGCGTGCGGCGCGCCAGCGCATGCCGACGGCGAGGCGAATGCGATCCATGAGGGGGGGTGTGGTGCGAACGGTTTTCATGATCGATTTCCTTTCAGGCGGGCGCCGATCTCGCAGCCCTGGCAGGCGCGCCAGTGGCGCATCTCGCGCGGGCTGCTGGTGGGGGCGCGGCGGGTGCAGAATTCGCGGCACTGCGCGCGGGTGATTTCGACATCGAGATAGGGGCAGTGCTCGCGGCCGAGCACGGCCATGACGCGGGCGGCGATCTTGTCGGTGCGCGCCGGATACTTGTTGCCGACCACAAGCGACAACGTGGTGCGCGACACGTCGAGCCGGTCGGCCACGGCCTGGATGCTGCTGGCGGCGACGGCGCGGTCGAGCAGCGCGCGCCATTCGGGGATGGCGGACGGGATGTATGGGCTCAGCTGCATGCGGCCTCCTGGCGGGCGGTCTTCGGCGCGCGGTAGATTTCTGCAGCGAGCGGCATCTGCATTTCCAGATTGCCGTCGTAAAGGGCGCCGTGGCGCTGGCGCCACACCGGGGCGACGGTGCCGGTGTCCTTCACCAGCCACCAGCGCACGCAGCCGTTCGAGGTGGGATTGAGCGCGGCCTCGCGCACGGGCATCTGCCGCACGTAGCCGGCGCGCGCCAGGGCGGCGAGGTACTTGCGGATGTTGCTGCGCGGATCGCGTTCGCCGCCCTCGGCGACGCGCATGATGATGTCGTCGATGGTGAGCTTCTTGCCGGAGCGCAGGGCGTTCCAGACGCGCTGGCGCAGGCCGGACTTGATGCGGCGGTGGCCATACTCCGCGCCACGCGGGCCGGAGCGGATCTTCGCGCCGGCAGCCAGCGCGGCGCGGCCGGCGGCGGTGAGCTTGTGGCAGCCCTGCCCCGTCTTGGCGAGGAAGCCGTGCTTGCGCAACCGCAGCACCGCCGGCTCGATCTGGCGCGGCGTCAGGCCGGTGATCTCGGCCATGCGCGCCTCGGTGATGCACTCGCGCGGCGAGGCTTGCCCGACGGCCGTTAAGAGCTGCTCGGCGGTCCAGGTCATTTAACGGGCTCCGAGGCTTCGCGATCATGCTCTTCGCCGATGGCGAGGCCGATCGCACGGCAGACAGCGTCGTATGGCATGGACGTCATGCACACCAGAATCGCGTCCCTCCATCCGCGTGTCACGGGATCGGCGTGGTTTTCGACCAGCCAACGAAACCTTCCCGCGTCGAGCGACATCACATCAACCTCTTCTTGGGTCAGGCTGCCGGACGGGCACTGTTCGCAGTTGCTCATCTCACCGCCCTCCCGGCGCCGCGCGCACAAGCTGCGGGCGGCGGCTCTGCCAGTCGTGGCACAGCTCCTGGCCGGCGAGGTCGGCGAGCTTGACCTTCGGCAGCTTGTTGCGGCCGGCGTGCGCTTCGATGGTGGCGATGGCGTTGCAGATCGGCCGCATGAGCCCGCGCGACTGGCGGTGCACCTCGGCCACCAGGTCGGGGGCGATCTCCACGTCGGCGAGCTGGTGGCACACCAGGGCGGTGTCCTCGGGATCGTTAGGCGCGAACTCGACCACCTGGGCGATGCGGCTGGCGATCTGCTTGAGGCTTGGCCGCGCCAGGCGGCGCATCACGTCGTCGACGCCGGCGACGAGGACGGCGATGGTCTCGGTGAGGTCGGTGATGTCGCGCAGCACTTCCAGCACGGCGGCGTTGTCGCGCATGGCGTGCTGCACCTCGTCGATCACCACGGGCATCTGCTCGGCGCCGATGCGGGTGATGACGGCCTGGAAGCGCGCCTTGCCGCGCAGGGAGTCGTCGATCTTGAGCTGGCCGGCGAGCTCGGCGAGGAAGAAGCTCGGCGTCCACTGTTCCTTGCCGCGCAGGTAGATCGCGCTGGTCTGCGCGGCCCACTTGTCGACGATGGTGGATTTGCCGCGCGCCGGGTCGCCGGCGACCAGCAGCCAGCCGGCCTCCGGCGCGCCGCGCGCTTCGACCGCCTTGATGGCGGATTGGAACCGCTCGTAGTTGCCCGTTTTGACGAAAACTTTTTTCACGCTTACACTCCTCTTTGCTAGTGCTGCAACACAAGGTCGCGCGGTAGCTGCAACTACCGTGCGGCCGCTTCAAAATTCCGCTTCGATTTCACCCTCTCGTCGTCCTCCGCGCCCCAGGCCAGGCCCTGGAAGGCATAGCGCGGCAGCAGCGCCTCGTAGTCATCGCTGGCGACGTACTCCCACAGCCATTCGCCGTCGTCGGCCGTCCAGGCGGCCTTGTGCGCCATGAGCCAGCGGTATTTGTCCGGGTCGGTGCCGAAGAGGGGGCGGGTTTCGGCGGAGGGGAGCGAGACGACGTTTTCGTCATATGTACTGCGGTTTGCATTACTTTCGCAGTGCTCGACGGGCATCTGCAGCGGCACCGCGACGGCCGCCTGGTGCTCGATGAGCAGCGGCGCGGCCAGTTCGTCGCGGACCTCCTGCAGGTGGGTTTCGAGCCGGCGCTCGCGGGCCTGGGCGCGCTTCTCGGCGGCGCGGTCGATGACGCTCTGCGGGAAGTAGGCGCGCTTGTTGGCCTCGAATTCGGCGACGCAGATGAGCCGGCCTTCGAGGTCGCGCACCCAGACGCGCGAGCCGTCGTGGATGTCGTAGCCGACCTGCACCTGGTCGCCGTGGTGTTCCTCCAGCGCGGGGCTGAAGTAGAGGTTGTTGAAGAGCCGCACCTCACCGCGTATGACCTTGGCCAGGCGATAGGGCCGGAAGAGATCGTCGCGCTCGTGCGCCGTGGGTAGAACGGGCTCCCAGCCGGAGGCGATCGCCGCCTCCCAGGCTTCGTTCGGCGACATGTGGCGCAGCTTGCCGGTGGCGGCGTCGCGGATCTTCGGCAGGCTGCGGTGCGGGCGGGCGTTGTAGGCGTCGACCTTGCTCTGGCACCAGGCGAGGAAGTCGGCCCAGGGCATGAGCAGCGGCGAGCTGCCGGCGGTGGCAATGTGCTTGCGGGTGAGCTTGAAGACCTTCTGCTTCGCCTCGCGGTCCATGTCCGCGCCCATGTAGGTGGGCAATTCCTTGGCGGCGCGCACCCAGATGGTCTGATGGGCGCGCTCGATGATGCCGCGCGCCTGAGAGTTGTAGGGCAGCGAATGGGTGATCTCGTAGCCGACGCGGTCGGCGAAGCCGATGACCTCCTCGGCCTGGCAGGCGTTCTTGTAGCCGGAGCCGTTGTCGACGTAGTACAGCGCGGGGATGCCGCATGTCTCGACGGCGTGGCGCGTGGCGTCCATCACCGCCCAGGTGGATTCAGCCAGGCCGGCCGACCAGCCGACGCACTTGCGCGTGGCGACATCGAGGACGCCGGTGATCTCCGGGCGGAAGGGCTTGCCGTGGGCCGGGTGGGCGACCTCGGCGTCGAAGGTGTGGCCGTCGGCGGTGTAGCAGTCGCCGGGGTTCATGTGGTCTGTAGAGCGGCGCACGAAGGGCCGGATGGCTTTGATCTCGCGCGGCAGCATGCGGCCGCGTGCGCGCTCTACGGCGCCGACCTTGTCGATGAAGCGGCGTGCTGCGGCGTAACTGGGCGGCGCGACGCCGGCGGGCGCGGCCTCGGCCCACCTCTCCAGGCACCAGGCGAGGCTGACGCCCTGCGGACGGGCGCGCAGTTTCATGAGCGCCGGCGCCCAGGGCGGGATGACGATTTTCTCGGCATCGCGCGGGGCGAGCGCGGCGAAGCCGGCCTTGGCGTCGCCCAGCCAGCGGTAGAGCGAGCGGCGCGACAGGGTGCGCTTACCCTCGCCGCCGGCCTTGGCGTTGGCGATCGGCACCAGGCGCTGCAGGTGCTCGGGCAGGCCGCCCTCGGCGGCCAGGCGCACCATGTTGCGGATCGCGCTCTCGGTGCCGACGGATGCGCCGATGCGCCCGATCTCGGCCAGCAGCGACTTGCGCGCGGTGGCCACCTGGCGCTGCCAATCCTTGAGCGCGCCAGGAGCGGGAATAGAAAGGCCGGCGGGCGCGGGAAGGGAGGAACCCGCGCCGCCGGCAAAACCCGCATCGGGCCGGCTCATGCCCGGCGCGGGAACCGCCGCCGGCGTCAGGGAGTGAGCGCCGGCAGAGGAGGAGACATCGTGGGTGTGGAGAAGTTTTGTGATCAGGGCCGACCTGGCGTCGTCGCTGACGAACGGGAGCAGCTCATCTATTTCCCAGCAGGCTTGCGGACGGCCACCGCGCGAGACCTTCGCGCTGGGCTCTGGCAGCTTTTCTGCCTTGATCCAGTGCCGCGCAGTACGCTCCGAAATTCGTAGCGCTTCCGCGACTTCCGTCAAGCCAAGACGGCCATTGGTTGGATGGCTCATTCACCCTCTCCCAGGAGTTTTTTCAAGGCGCGCTCTTGGCGGGCCAGATCGTCCTTCATGCGCCCGATGCGGCCGAGTTGCGCTTCCAGCGCGTCGCGGCCGACCGAAAGCCGCGCACCGCGCAGGTCGGCAATCCAGGCGGTTACATCGTGGGTTTCTACTGCCGCCTCGAAAGCCGGCAGGTATTCCAGAGGAAAGCGCCATGCCTCGCGGCTTTCGGCCGTCCAGGAATCGAGCTGGTGCTTGGTGATGTCGCTGCCGGTCAGCTCCGACATGCGCGCGGCGATTTCAAAGCGCGAGAGAGGGCTGTTCTTAAGGAGGTTCGAGAGGAGTTGCCGCAGGGCGATTCCAACATCCAGCGCACCGGGTAGTGCGGCACGCGGCGCTGGCACTTCAAACAAATCGCCGGTGAGGAGATCTTGGCCGCGCTTCATGATGTCTACGCAGCCTCCCTCAGATTGCCATTGACGGCGGCGCGGCGGGCGCTACTATTCAGCTTGGACTTGTGGCTCGGCTGGCCACGCGGAACCTCACGGCGAGATCCATCGATGTTGTAGCGGGTAGGCCAAATCATCTCGGCCGGAACGCCGATGGCTTCGGCGATGCGCTTTTCCGCAGGTAGCCTTCTCTCGCGCAGCGCCGCATTCAATGCACGGTGTGTGATGTTGTGGCTTTCGGCCAGCTTCCGCAGGGTGATGCCGCGCTTGTGCAGTGCCGCCACGATGTCCGCTGGGTGCCAGTCCTGGCGACTGGCTTTTTTTGAGCGTCTAACCGTATCCATAGGGACGCATTAGATACGAACGTGTCTGCAATGTCAACACAATCGTGTTTCGCATACATCGTTGCCGAAAGTGTCGCGGCCGGGGGAAATGGGGATTTTTATTATTCTAAATAATTACAATCAGTTAGGACTTTCGGAAATTGCCGAAAGTCCAATGATCGATTGCCGAAAGTCTGCCGGACTTTCGGCAATCAAGCGCTGGGGGTGGCTATGACTAAGATCGGAGAGAGACTCAAACGTGTACGCGGGGATAAAACACAGCCGGAGATGGCTGACCTCATAGGCGTCCACTTCAATACGTTAAAAAACTACGAGGCCGGCGCGCGATTACCAGACATCGACTTCCTGGTGTCTTTTGCCCATAAAACAGGGGAGGATTTCCTCACCCTCCTGGAGCTGAGAATTGAAGACAGTAAGGTGGCTGGTGCGCCAGAGGCGAAAGCGTTCTTCAGTGCCATTGCTGATGCGCTCGAAGACAAACCGGCGGTGCATCACCATGTTGGGGAGGAGCGGCCGGGCTATGTAGCGGTTCCTCTCTACAACGGCGTGCGCGCAGCTGCCGGCTCTGGTGCCGTCGTCGAGCATGAGGCGCCCGACGACGCGCTGATCTTTAAGGAGGATTGGATTCGCTTCGAGCTGGGCGCGCGGCCTCAAGACCTCTACCTGATCCGCGTCACCGGCGACTCGATGGAACCGACGCTGCGCTCAGGCGACACCATCCTGGTCGATCGCCGCGCGACGCGACCTGACCGTGAGGGTGTCTATATCATGCGGATGAACGATATGCTGCTCGTGAAGCGCCTGCAGGCCCTGCCTGGCGGCATCGTCAAGGTGGCCAGCGACAACCAGGCGTTCGCCGCGTTCGACGTGAAGCTGGCCGACATTGAAGGCGGCGACATCACCATCATCGGCCGCGTCGTCTGGGCCGGCCGCCGGCTTTGATTAATCGCCGCTCGATCAGTGCCAAATGAAACGCAAAACTGTGCGCTCCGCGCTCAGAATTGCTCGATAAGTGCCAAAGAGATTTTTTTCACCGGATAGCGCGTAACCCCGCGCCAGTATTGAATCTTCCCGCTTTGTCCCGGCTCATCCCGCCAGTGCCAAAACGATCAGCTCCCCACAGTGGGGAAAACGTGGAGAAATTCAGCACGCTT